ACGATAGACGCCAGGAGAAAGCCTTGTTAGCTGTTGTGGCTGCGGCTGTGGCTGCGGCTGTGGCTGTGGTTGTGGCTGTGATGACTGAGTTGGAGGGAATTTGGGCCGTCCAGGTCCACCCTGTACTGGCATTGTTGTTGCCCGTGGATCTCTTGCAAGTGCGCTTGCTAATCCACGACCTCGCCCTGTCAGTCTTTGCATTTCATATCGTGCCATAAGTTATAACTCCGGTATTTCCTCTGGTTGTTCTGGTTGTATTAACGGTTGTTGTGGGTTAGCTGCGTACGCTAGTTCTAACGCTTGCCGCAAAGTTTTTGCCTGCTGAATTTTTCCAGTATCAGTTCGATACAATCCAGGTGACAAACGTAGAACTTCGCCTTGCTTCGGACGCTCTAACTTGGTTAATGCTTGAACGTTTTTAGCATCAATGCCTGCTTGTTTTGCAAACGGACTATTGCCAAGCATGGCAGCGATGTTTGCATCAACTTCCTTTTCGCTCGTAGCGTTACTGATGGCTGCATTAACTAACATTCCTGTAAATTGCTCGGTATGATAATCTTCTGGCGCGCCTTCATAAATCCGCTTAATCATTGGATCAAGTTTGCCCGTTGCATAATTTGAAAGCGGGTTTTGAGAATCTCCATCCCAAGGATTGCGTTTCGTTCCATCGATGTTTGTAAAACGATGCTTACCATCAAGCCCGATATCAAACTTAGAACCATCGGCAAGTGTTACTTGATACTTGTCATCAGCTACCCCGCTATCTTTCAGGTTGCTTCTAAAACTATCGCGGATTTGTTGTTGTTGACTTTTTCCACTTGTAAGACGTGATCCGATTGATCGACCGCCCATGAGTCGCATTCCAAGATTGAGAGTGCCTAGTCCCGGAAAGTGATTTGCTACTTGGTTGATATAATCTTCACGGGTTCCACGACCGCGCACGATATCCTTCATGCCGGTTTCCCATGCGTTACTTGCCGCGATAGCAGCGCCGGCTACGATTGCTGCAGGCCATAATACTGCTCCCGCTCCTGCTGCAGCACCACCGCCCGCAGCACCACCACCTGTAGCAACGCCTCCCGTAGCACCGGCTGCAGTACCAGTACCGACGGCACCACTACCCATGACTGCACCACCGCCAGCCGTAGCCATGCTACCACTAGCGCCAGCACCGCCTGCTAAAGTAGAACCGAGTACGGCTTGACTGCCGGCTGTAGCTGCAGTGCCACCAAGTTGCGAATATAAATAACCAGCGCCTGCCAAGCCAGCTAATTGCCCTCCAGTCTGTGCTAATGCAGCATTTGACTCTGCGCTCTGTTGCTCCTGTCGTAACTGCTCTGGGCTCTTAGGAGGTCCATACGCTTGCTGTAAAGCGGCATAAGCATCTTGACTGCGCATACCCTGCGAGATAAGCGCCATGTAATACTGTTGCGGCGTCATGCCTTTTGCGGGTGGTGGTGCTTGCATTGGTTGCTGTGCCATCAGATCCACGTTCCAAAAACTGCAGTGCCACTACGCGCAAACAATTCTGCTCGTGTATGGCCGCCTGCATAAATAATCTTGCCAGGGTTTTGCTTGGAAAAATCTTCGTTAAGTTGCGCATCAAAACGAGGTTTAATGTTATCTAAACCGTGAATCTCAGAGAATCGCTCCATCATTCCCTGCTCTAACGTTTTTTCATTAAAGATTGAAACGTCAGTATCTTTCAAAAATTCCTTATAGGGACCTGAATAGTAGTCCCAAGTTACGCCACCGTCCGAAACACTACCGCTAGTGTGCGTCGGTGCAGTTGCACCGGAAGTACCGCCTGCTGTTGTGGTGTAATAGTTGCCGTTGTAAAATGTGTATGCACCTGCAGCGTAAACTGTCGCAGTTACCCACGTTGCCGGTTTTACACTTCTGTCGGCGATATACTCAAAAATTACTATGTTTCCAGCGTTAGAAGCTGTAGGAGTCGGACTAATCAAAAGTTCGGTATTGGAAATACCGCGAATTTGGAACCGCTGATAAACGGTTGTATTAAGTCCATAACCCCTAATCTCTGCATACTCTTGCTCGCTCATCGGTCCAAGGATGCGCCAGCGAGTGCTGCTATTCCAAAACGATTCGTAATGGTAATAAGAAAAAGAGGCCGGCAATGCATACGATGCTTGCCCTGCGACTAGGGAGAAGGACCCGCTCGCATACATCACCGGCCAGGGATACGCTTCTGACATCTCATGGTTGATACGATTCGCAATGGTGCGTAGCTGCTTGGTAGTCGTCTCCGTAGAAGTCATTATGTTTGACTCTACAGAATAGCCAGCTTCGTTAGCGACGTTTGTAACAACCGTTGCAAGTGTCATACTTTTCTTGGTCTACCCCTTCTTTTGGGAGTTTCGACGACTTCCTCATTAACAAAATCGTCTTCATTATCTTCAATATCCGGTTCTGGCTGAAACACTTTACGACGCTGTGGCCGTAAATCAGTACCTTCCAAACCTTCGATACGCTGCATCATAAGTTCTAACTGCTCCTCTAGTCTCGCAGTACGAAGCTGTTCTCGGTCTAATTGTTGTTTGAGTGCTGTCACCTGTGCTTGATCGCTGTTAGCGGCTGCAAGCCAGTCTTGTGCCAATTTGATAAACTTACCCAAAGGACCGAGTTTGCGTTTAACCTCATCATTGGCGCTCGCTACCTGCTCAACGGTGCGAAAACCAATATGCTGAAACTCGCGCATTGCTGACCCATTCATTAACGGCCATTCTGCTAATGGTGTCCCACTCTCAACAGGTTGATTGCCGGCAGTAAAAGCGGCGTATAGTTCTGAGTACTCTGCAATATCGTGGGGTTCGATGCGCCTAACCGTCTCATCTCCACCCGGCCACTGTATCGAGATAGACGGAATCTCATCAAAGATCGGGCGACCTTGCGCTAGTGTCTTTTCTTTGTTTTCGTTATAGGCATTAAAAAACTTAACGTTAGCCCCTGCATAACGTCGCTTTGGTTGCCCTACTCCCATTATCGCGTTCCAATCTACTTGTGCCATATTTAACTCCCTAGTTAAGGCTACACAGTTAATTACCTAGTTCTACGAAAGTCCCCATTTACTCATCAAATACGTTTCTACCTTTCCGCGATCTGTTGCCGAAAGTACAGAATCATAAGCTAGAATTTCGCCCATCTGACCATAAAATTGTCTTGGTGTGTCATTACGATCAAACGATATCTGGTCAATGTATGTATTAGCAGTCGTTGTCACCGCAACTAACTTATACGTTGTGTATCGCACGACACTAGAATGAGCGGTTTCAACACTATTAACGTACTTTTTACCAAGATACACAAAACGTGTTTCTAATGTATCTGCGCCAGCGCCGTCGTAAAATAAGGCACCTCCGGCTGCACCACCATGAAAGTTATAGGTTATAGAATCACCGATCAGCGGGCGATAGTCGCCTGTTGTAGCAGTCCACTTGTGAATTACAAACACAGTCCGAACGGTGGAAAGTCTGCTTGTGGTAGTAAAAAAGTCATCAGTACCATCAAACAGAATGCCAGGTAGTCCATTTTGCTGACTCACCTTATACAAAGGTTGTTTAGTACTTGTGCTTTGAACAAGGTGATTAGAATTGCCACTTTGGTCCTGCCAAGTTTTTACGGCAGTTCCATCACTCGTAATGGGATTATTACTGGCGTCCAGCACTCCGGCATCAGCTTTATACCAAGTAAGTAAGCCTGAAATACTGCTCGGATTGAATCCAGCTATGCCTTGAAAAGGAACAACCAAACCAATACCAACGCCAATTCCCATATTAGTACAATGCAACAATAGAGGTTGCTGTGGTAGCTGCCATTACACGCGACACAAACAGCGGCAGAAGAACCCCGGCGTTTGGAATGGCGATAGTAACGGCGGCGCTGTCATCAACACACTTAATGCTAAGGTTTCCTGTTCCACCTACCCAAAGTGCTCTAACGCCAGTAAGGTCGGTAGAATCGGATGGTGTAACTGTTGCAAGGCGGCGTGCGCTAAACAAAGCGGTGGGATTAGAAGGGGTAAAATCTGGCATAGCAATCCTAAAAAACGGGGGGATTGCTCCCCCCTTAATTATGCACCCTTAGTCATCTTAAGTGCGTAGTAACTTGTTCCGTTACTTGCACAAATGAAAAAGTTTGTATCTGCATTAGCATCTTTAATAACGCCAATAAAACCTGATCCAGTTGTAGCTGCAGCACCAAACGCCGTAACCATCTCAGCCTGAGTTGGCAAAGCGTCAGTAACGTTGTCGGTATTCTGCTTGGTGCGAATACCTGCTGCAGTTGCAACAACCTGACCTGTTGGCGTTACGGTGCCGGTAAAAACTCCGTCAGCTACCGCTGCCGCAAGTTCTCCGGGCATTCCAAGCCCCATCAAAGTAGTTGTTCCTGCCATATAAATCCTTTTAGAAGGCGGGGCTGCTACACAAGCCAGCCCCTATAGCCTTAGTTCACTGTGAGGTAGCCAGTTGATTTTAGTTCAACAGTGCCAGCGCCGGTAAGGGTCGTAAGACCTACCACGTTAGCAATCTTAGTTGTTGAAGCATCATCAGCTACGCCAGCGGTTGCAGTCGTATTAAGGTTAGCATCTGCAGCATACGATGCAGCGCACTTACCCTTAATACCTGTTCCTACTCCACCGCCACCTACGCCGCCAACCCATACCCAAAGGTACTCGTTATCGGCTGCAGCGACTTGCGCTACACCGATCTGAAGGTTGTTAGAACCAGCGTTTGTGGTTGTAAGTTCTACAGCTTGTCCATCGTCAGATATTTTGACGAACGCATACTGTGCAAGCGCACCATCTGCCTGAACAAACAAAAACTCACCCTCCGGGCAGCTACCAACATCAGTAACTTTTGCCGGAAGCGGAATGGTAGTTCCATCCCATACTTTTTTGTAATTAACACCGAATGATCCAGAACGTGACATAGTTCAATCCTCCTACAGTTAAGCGTAAATAACAGCTTGAAGTGCCGGGGCTGAACAACAGAGGTTTCCTTCAACGATAATAACCGTGAAGAAAGCATCCTGATCAATCGGACGGTTCATCTCTGGAGCGAGGGGCTTAAAGTCAGCACCACGTACCATGTCAAAAGTCCAATACTTTGTGTTAAGCAATCGGCAAGAATTGGTCTCAAGTACGCTTGAACCAAATCCACCATCAAACACAAAATCGCATCCGTCATAGCTGAGAGCGCGGAAACCAGCGGTAGCCTTCTTTACAGGAAGCTGAATGCGCTGAATTGCCGTGAGCGAACTATGGAGGTACTTCCAAGCAGTGCGATCCATCAAACCGAGGTCTGGGGTTTCGTCACCACGAGTGATCTGCGAAATAGTGTCCGTTACAGTCTCCTGAACGTTTGAAGCAGAGAGAGTCGTATTAACAGCTAGGTTACGTGCCCAGGTGTTAGAAGTACGATCAATCTGTCCATACGTTCCAGATGACGGTGAAGTTGATACAGCCTTCTTAATACCGTCAAACTCAAGTCCACCGCTTCCAGTCCCATCACCGCGAAGTGAGGTAGAAACAGTATTCTTAAGGCGAGCGATTGCCGCGTTCATCTTCATCTCAGCGAGATCAAGAAGCTGTGCCTGATCGCGGTTAGCGCGTCGGTCACGGCCTGCAATAGCTACAGGCTCGTAGCACTGCTTAATTGCGAATCGAAATGCCGTAGCATCATCGATTGAATCAAGGTTAAAAGATGAGAATCCCGAATAGAAACCACCTACAGCCGAATCATTATACATAATTGGCTTGCGTAGTTCGTATCCACCGGAAAACTTACGAATGAGGCCCTGATCGTCAAGCGATTTCAGGAGCGGATTGTGATGCAAAACCTCATCTGCGATCTGATCGCTCTGATCGAAGAGGGTTGCAACGATTGCTTCTTCAAGATTAGCCATTGTTGTTATCCTATAAAGTTAAGATAACCCCGGCTAAATGAAGCAGCTAATCGCCGGTCATTCTAGCCCGTAGGTTATCACGTATGTTTTTAGCTTGTACTCTGGGAGTCCCCGAACCGGCGGAGCCAGTGATCGAACGCGAAGCGGCTTTAGCTTTTTGCACACTTGCGGATGTTTGTTCTACCTGCGCCTTTGCAGTAATCGCATTGGCGATACTGGAAAAGGTCGGATTGCCGGCTACTACATAGTTGTAAGCGGTTTCGAGGATTTGCTCTGGGCCGCTGTACTTGCCGGTCTGCGTTAATGCCGCCACAATCGGTGCCATTTCAGCCTCTAACTGCGCTGCTGTCTCGGCATCTTTGAATAACGGTTTATTCGCTACAAAAGATTCTACGACCCGCTCATTATAATAAGCAACGGCTTTTTGTTCCTGTTGCTGCTGCATTGCGGCAATCTTCTCTTCGGCAATGCGTTCTGCATCAGCCATTGTGAGGTATTGCGCTGGCTGCTGCTGTGGATAGTAACCCTGCTGATCATAACCTTGAAACAGTTGTTCAGGCTTAATGCCGTAAGCGTCTAACCATTCCAAAGCCGTTTCAACCGGGTTCGTCATCATTGCCTTGTCCCAAGCAATAGAGCGCCTGGTCAGGTCTGCAATGCTGATACCTTCTTTTGCGTAGTCGTTTTCGTACTGTTTGACTGCATCATAAATGCTAGAAGTTTGCTTTTTAAGTTCTTCAACTTCCACCATTTTACGCTGATAATCGGAGCGTGTTTCATACGCCCTACGGTTCATGTACTGCTGCAAAACATGCGCGTTATCAGGCGTAGGATTAAGAAAAGCCTCCTTTTCGGCTTTGTTCATGTCAGCGGGTGGTACAAGCGGAATTTTCTCAACCGCTGGCGTTGTTTGCTGCGTTTGTTGCTCTGTAACAGATTGAGGTGCTTTAGCTACCGCATCAGGATCTTCTTTAGTCTCTACAACAATCGGATCATCTTCTGCCTTAAAACTGCGTTTGAGAGCGTCACGAATGCTTACGGGTTCTGATTGCCGCTCAACAGTAACTTCGGTATCCGCTGCTGTCGTTCCTGTTTCTTGCTCTACATTATCCATTTAGTCGCTCCCTAATTTGTTGCATTACCCTAGACACTAATTCTTTTTGCCGACCAGGATCTGACTTTTGTGGGTCGTATCCGCGCTCGTAAGCATCCCCAACTTCTATTGCGCCAGCGGCTTTATAAGCCTCTCGTAGCTTTCGCTTGCTTGTGTAAATTTCCTTAGAATTAAGAGGGTTTCTAACGGGTGCCATCTCGTCGGTAATGATGTAATGCGTCTCTGGAACGCGCACCTGCACATTTTCAATCGGCACTACCTTCTTTTGCACTTTGCAGTATTGATACAGTTTGTATTTAGTCGTCATCGTCTAGTGCCAATAGCATTAAGACCATTTTGATTCGCTTTTTGCGTTCTTCGCCAGTTAGTTCCCCTGGTTTAGCCCTAGCATGCAATGCTGCTTTTAGCTTATCAGCTAAATTCTCTCTGTCTACAGTCGTCGGTAGTTCTATCTCTTTTTGGCGACTCTTAAGGATTTGGGCTGCTACTTCTTCCTCAAGCAGATCGTCATGCCGTTTTCGTCGCTTGGCGTAACGATCCAAGATATCACTTGTATCAGGCGTTACAGGGGTTCCACCGTACTGCTTGGGATTAAGGAGCAGTATTAGACTCATTGGTATTTGATAATGTAATTAACGACCAAGTACGGAGGATTGTTTCCCCCTGTTGCGCCGGGAGTAGTGCTGCCGCTTGTCATTGCTGCGTTACCGTCAACACCCCCCGTGACTAATCCGATACGACCGCTAATCGTCGGGGCTGTATAACTACCGGCTGAGGTATCGCCTTTTGGTGCGGTAGTTGTGACTGATCCTCCCCACGCGCTGTAGCCGCTTGGCGAGTTGGTAACAGCTAAATCTGCTCCAGTTCCCATACCGTGATAATGCGCTGGCACACTATGGGTATGGGCGGCTGAGGTATGCGTATGGTCTATTGTTCCCCCTGTACCCGCAAGCGCATTGCCCGTCCCTGACGCCGCTTTACCGAGAGGGAATCGCTGCCGTAAATCTGGTAAGCTAAAACTACTTGCATCCACGCTGCCATAAGTTGTGCCAATGATGGCAAACAGTTTTGCATACGTTGTCCTCGAAAGACTTGTGCCGTCACAGATTAAAAACGAATCGGGCGCGGTGCCGGAGTACCACAACAAACCAGCGCCAATAGGTAACTCGCCACCAAAAACAGGCATTAGCTTACCTCAGTAATTCGCATTGCTCCCGTTGGAGTATTCGCCCAAATGCCATCAATAATGCCGGTGTATACGGGAAATGGTAGTTCTAGCGTCTGCGCTGGCAACAACTTGTAACTAAAACTAGTTGCACTAGCTGTCGCACCAAACTTAACGTATACGGCAGTGTCAGCATCGTTATAAAGTATCGCTTGGCGACGCGAAGCGTTGGATGCCAAAAGTGTTGTGTTGGAAGCGGCTGCGGTAACATTGCTTAACGTGCTGGATGAATACGTTGCATTCGTAACGGTCCAGGTCCCGCTTTGCGTCGCTGCTATTGTACCATCAACCGTGATACTTCCACCGTTATCACTAACAGGCACCGCCGAAGTAAATGGATTGCCCTGACTTGCCAGGGTAACATTAGGCAACGTTAAAACATCAACATCTCCGATATTATTACCGCCAGCCGGCAAGGATGCACTGATAGTAACAGCGCCCGTGTTACATGCCGTTACCTTTCCGTTCAGACTACTAAGCGTAGCTTCTGCTGCAGCGCCAGTTGGTAAGCTGACAGTGCCGCTTATATTATTGATATTCCAAGTACCGCTCTGAGTAACGGGAATAGCACTTTGATCGCTGGCAATAACTACCGGCAAACTATTTGCCATTGTTGCTTGACCAACAACACCCGTAATGTCGCCGATTGCCGTAATGAGAGAACCAGAAGGATTAACTTTTACGTTATAATACGTGCCGCCACCACTAGCAGATCGTCC